GGGCTTTTATACCAGGTTTTAAGAAGACGATTCAGGCGACGTACCAAAGAGATTTACTCACATTTAATGTAGCTGATTACCTGGAGTGGCTAGCATTGAAGGGTGGAGCGTACAAGTCGGCTTTAGAGGCAGAGTGCTCAGGCGATTTGTTGGAACTGGGTTTGGAGAAGTTCGATACTATAGTCAAACGTCGCATTAAACCGAAGCTTAACGTTTCGGCTCAGTACGAGCTTTCGCAGCCGCAAGTCATTGTTAGCAATTCTAAGAAGGACACGGCCTTGTTTACCAGTTTGTTTAGGAAGGTGTTTGAGAGGTTTGATCATGCGCTCAGGCCGGAGATAAAGAGCGCAGGCAGGCTGTCGGATGACGCCATTTCCGAGTGGCTCACAGAACACGCAACAGAGATCAGGGCGTTCGCAGCAATAGAAATAGATTCGTCTAAGTACGACAAGTCTCAAAATCTGCTGGCGAGAATGATTGAGGCTTTGGTTATGCAAATGTTGGGATTGGATCCCCAGGTTTCAGAAATATTCGAGGATTCTTACGTTGGAAGGGTTTCTAGCAAGAGTCTCGGACTTATGTTTGTGTCTAGTTATCAGATGAAGTCCGGAGGGCCGCAGACTATGATTGGAAATCTTATCTACAACATGGTTTCAGCAATGGAGTCGATCAAGAAGGAGAACATACAGATGATGATTGCTAAGGGAGACGATAACATTGTCTGGCTTCGTCGAGCGGTTAAGGGTGATGAGGAGGTGGCTAGGATATCAGGACTGTTTAATTTGGAAGCCAAGCTTTTGACTGACAACGTCCTTTATTTTAGTTCCGGGTACGTTACACCAGTGGGCGAAAAGTTTTACTTTGTACCTGACCCGCTTAAAATGGTGGAGTTAGTGGGAGAGATGGGAGCCAGCGGCGAGACTGTGCATGAACGATTTATTTCGTTTCAAGACAGGGTATCGTCTATCACCAGGGATCATGGCATACCGGTTGTTCTTCAACGGTTGGTTAGAGCGCGTATGCAGGTTCCGGATTTGGACGTTATGATGTGCGTCGACGCTTTGGCGTCTCTTGCGGGAAATTTCGAGTTGTTTAAGGCAACGGTTTCGAGGGTTTCGGATTTTTAGTTTATTATGTTTTCTCAGTTGGCTTGCACGATGTTTGATCGTGG